TACCTGCCTCCAAATAACCGAATGCCGCCAGCGTAACAAAACCAAGGTGTGCAAGGCGCCCCATAAATGGTTCCGTAAGTATCTCAACCGTAAAGGAGAACAAAAACAGCACGAACCAAACCGCAAGCAATTCCGGCAAAAGGTCACCCATGCCGTAATCAAACATCTCCGTGTTCCCTAGAAATGTCTGGAACGGCACTGCAACGGCAAAGAAGAATGAGAAAGCAAGCGAACAAAGCGCTGCCTGAACAAAGTGTACTCGCGAAAATTTTTCCTTCAAACCTGCCATGCCGAATCCTCAGTCTTTAGTTGCAACAACTTCGTCTTCCACTTCTTTACCGGCATTTTCATCGCGACCAAGAGCCTTATTAGCGCCCTTCTTGATTTTGCGCCACACGACGCCAAACACCACGCCAAGTGCAATCGCCACGCCGGCAATCGCCTGAACTGTATAGGACATGACCGACGGGTCAACGTATGCGAACATCATTTCTTTGTTCCTTTCTTCTTGTTGATAAGCGTTTCCAAAATGTATTTGCCGACAACCTCGCCCGCATGTCCGGGATTGAAGAACTGCGTCTTCAGCAACGCTTCAATCTTCGCTGCGAACTTGTCGGGATTTGCGAGCATGTCGGCGACCGCACGCCCCGCCGCAGGAATATCCGTCAGGGGAACCGATACGCCCACCTCATCTCGGAAGGATATGTCTGTAGGCGTCAAGCCGATCTTCTGCCAGTCGGGATTGATCACCTTCATCGGCGTATCAATGAAGACCACAGGGTGCTTCGTCTTGAAGGCGTATTCGTATGCGATACCAGACCAGTCCGTAATCAAGACATCTGCCTGATCCATCGTGGAAGGTTTCGAGAAATCATCTTCCGTCACAACGCCCTCGCGATTCGCATATCTTTCCGCTATCGCCTGCATCTTTGCCGGGAATCTGCGCACGTACTGCGGATGTGGGCGAAACACAACCGTGCAACCTGGGTTTGCCGCCATGACGGAATCTATAAGTTCATCCAGACAAGAGTCCGGTATGCAGTCCTTCTGATAGGATGGCGCTATCATGATCCGCTTTGTGCCGGATGAGACAACGGCACCCTCCCCGCAGGCTGCGCAGGAGGCTGAGAAGCCCACAGAACCTGTCCGGGATGGCGCCGGCAAAGCGCAGGAGCCCGCTGCGGAAGCGAAAAAGCCTGAAGCGGAGAAACGCCCGGCCAAGGCGGTAAAGCCCGCAAAAACGGCAAATACGGCGGGATCAAAGCCGAAAACGTCGAGGACGGCGGGAAAGAAGGCATCAAAATGAGCACTCTTACAGAGGATGGAGTGGCTGTAGCCATGATGCTCGGAGTTGCGGACAGCATGACGGAGGAACTTGCCTCGAAGATAGCCCAGTGCGTGGAGACCGCCAGGGCGCGGCTCCTCGTCCGGATTGAGGCTGATGAAGTCCCGGAGAAGCTCGCGTACATCGTTCGGGAAGTGGCGGTGAAGCGGTATAACCGGATAGGATCCGAGGGGACGTCAAGCCACTCGGTGGAGGGCGAGTCCATGAGTTGGGCGGATGACGACTTCGCGGAATTCGCGGGAGAGATCAACGCCTACCTGTCCACAAAGGGGGCGGCAAGGCCGCGCATCCGGTTCATCTGACGGAGGCGCATCATGAGATACGATACACCGATTTATTTCCAGAGGATATACGAGGGCCAGTATGACCCGGAGACCGGGGATTACGGCACGCCTCAGGTCGAAGAGACATGCCGGCACGCTTCCGTGATGGACACTGGCGTGCAGACGATGATGCTGGTATTCGGCGAGATCCGGCAGGATTCAAAGACAGTTCACCTGCAGGTACCGTACACCGGTACGTTTGACGCCATCCGGATAGGGGACAGACCGTATCGGGTAGCGATGCGGCGCACTCTCAGGCAGAAAGAGACGTTCGTGCTGCGTGAGATGCAGGGCGGCCCCCTGGAGGCGGAACCATGAGCGGGGAGATAAGGATCGAAGGCCTTGCGGCGCTCGACATGGCACTGGCCACCGCCCTGGAGAAGGAGGCGGTCAGGGAGGCGGTCAGGGTGAACGCGTCAGAGCTCAATAACAACGCGAAAAGCCGGTGCCCTGTCGGCACGCCGGAGACCACTCATAAGCCCGGCTACCAGGGCGGAACGCTGCGCAGGTCGATAGTCACGGAGATCATCGACGACGGCATGACGGCAGAGATCGAGCCGCATACGGAATACGCCGCTTATGTGGAATACGGGACGCGGTACATGAAGGCCCAGCCTTATATGAGGCCTGCATTCCAGGAACAGCAGCCGAAATTCATCAACGATATCAAGCGTATCATGGGAGGATGAGATGGATCCGCAGCAGGAATTCTTTACGGCTCTGCGGGAGCGCCTTAAGGAGCGCTACCCGGGAAAAGTGCACGATACGACGCTTCCGTCTGAAAAAACGCCATATCCGTTCATCTATCTTGGCGGGACGGAGCAGGTGGACACGCAGACAAAATCCGTGTTGATCGGCAGGGTCAGCCAGTCCGTCAGGGTCTGGCATTCATCGCCTCATCAGCGCGGGACGCTGTCCGCTATGCTGGCGATGACGAAGCAGCTCGCGCGCGGAATAGAGCACACAGCGCATTTCAAATGGAACGTGACCATCTCCATGGAGCAGGTCATGGACGACACAACAGTGAGCCCGCCCCTTCTCATGGGCGTGCTCGAAATCACGGCGGAATTTTCTCCGCTGGTCTGATACACAAGGAGGTTTATATGAGCAGACTTAATCTTCAGCTTTTTGACGATCCGGTCACGGAACCGGCTGCGGCAGAAACTGCCCAGACGGCGACGACCGTCAAGGGCAAGAGAATCCTTTATTTATTCAGGCTGCTGAAAGACGCGGCCTCGAAGTCAGGCGTCAATATCGCCTACACAACAGAGAACAGCAATAATATGAGCCGCGACTCCGACAGTACGGAGACCAAGGACGGTCCGATCACGACGCCGGGAACTCTTGAGACGACGATATCTGCAACAGCCATCCTCAGTGTTGGCGGTGAGAGCATGACATATGACGATATCCGCGACGCCATGATTGACGATGAGATGTTCGAGATCTGGGAGGTCAACCTTGACAATCCCGGTGAAACGGACGGCAAGTACAAGGGACTTTACATGCGTGGCAAATGCACGTCCTGCGAACTCAGTTCCCCGGCAGACGACAACGCGGAGGCTGACCTTGAATGGGCGATCAACGGCATCCCGCAGAAGGGCGACGTCACGGTCAACAACGCATCTATCGCAGCTTCGGCATACGCTTTCCGGGACGCGATCCCGAGCGCGTAAAACAGGTGTGGGAGATGGGCCGGGCAGAGTATCATGCCCGGCTCGAAGCATTTGAGTGAACGGACAGGACGGGCAGGGTCAACCCGTCCATATGATCAGAGGAGGAGATGTAAAACATGGCAACACTCAATATCAATGGCAGGGAGTGCAGTTTCAATTTCGGTTTCGGATTCATCCGGGAGGTTAATAAGGTGCGCAAGGCGGACAATGGCGAATTTGTAGGCCTGCAGTACCGCATCGGGCAGATGCATGACGGAGACCCGGAAGCGCTTTGCGACGTGCTGATCAAAGCGCGGGAGAACACGCAGGAGCCTACGGCGAAGGAGCTCGAGGAATGGCTGGAAAACCCGGCAACGGACATCGACAGGGTATATGAGGATGTCATGGGTTTTTTACTGAGTTCAAACTGTACGAAGAAGATCGCAAGGAAAATGATCGATGCGATCGAACAGGAAGAGACAATGCAGGCGGAAAAGGCAAAGAAAAACGGCTGACCACCTGGGAGGAATTCTATCACGAGGCCTGCATGAACTGCATCCGCTTCCTTGGGTACAGCTCCATACGTGATTTCGAGAAGCTGACGATACCGGAATACGAGCTCCTCATGGAAGGAGCGGCTTATCGTAAGGTGGATATGGAGTATTGGGCGAACCGTGTCGCGTGGCTGACCATGGTCGCGAAATCCAAGAAAAAATCCGGGAAAAAGTTTGTCGTGGTCTACAAAAAATTCAGGCAGCTGTTCAACATTGACGCCGCTGTCCGCGAACTGGAAGGGAAAATAGACAGCCGCAACGGAAAAGGAAAAACGCTATGAGCGCAGGTAGCTATTCGGTAAAGGCCGTGCTTGGTGCGGTCGATAAAAACTTCACATCGTCATTCCAGAAAGCACGTGAGTCCATCAGCGGGATCAACAAGGCTGTGAGCGGAATCGGGTTCGGCATTATGACTGGTGTCGGGATGGCAGCATTCAATACGGTCGCCGGTGCCGCGAAGGGATTTGTCGGAGACATTTACAACGTTGGCTCGTCATTCGAGACCGCAACCAGCCAGATCTCCGCGACCATGCAGAAACCAAAAGAAGAGATACAGGACATCATTGCCAAGGCGAGGGAACTCGGCGCCAGCACGAAATACACGGCGACAGAAGCGGCGGAAGGCTTTAACATCCTTGCACAGTCCGGTCTTAAGGCGGGCGAGCAGATTGCGACGATGCCCTCCGTCCTCAACCTTGCGGCAGCGGGTGCGATGGAACTTGATTCGGCAGCGGGATACCTGACAGGTTCCGTCAAAGGATTCGGCGACGAATTTAATAATGCTTCTCACTATGCAGACCTTATGGCCAAAGGCGCGTCCCTTGCGAACACGGACGTGTCGGCACTCGGAGAGGCACTTTCCCAGGGAGCGGCAACAGCCCACACCTATGGGCAGAGCGCGGAAAGCACGACGCTCGCCCTTCTCCGGCTTGCTGAGCAGAATGTTACAGGTGCAACAGCAGCGACAGCCATGAAGCGGGCTATGGCGGATTTATATACGCCGACAGCAGAAGCTGCGGCGGCGATGAAGAGTCTCGGGGTAGAGGCGTATGATCCGACGACGCATAAAGCGAAGGATTTCAACCAGGTCGTGGATGAACTCAATTCCGCCATGTCCGGCATGACGGAAGAACAACGGAACGCGACTGCAGCCACGATCTTTACCCAGCGCGGCCTCGAAGCGTTCAACAAGATGACGGTTTCTTCAAAAGATAAAGTGGACGAATTCTCAGAGGCTCTGGCCAACTGCGGCGGAGCTGCCGAGGACATGTACAAAAAGCAGACAGACAACTTGCAGGGCGACGTCGATATCTGGCACAGCTCGGTCGACGCGATCAAGGAGACCATTTACAGCGATTATGTCGGCGGTCTCCGAGCAATTGTGCAGGGCGCATCAGGCGTTGCTACCGCCATCAACCAGAGCCTGAAGGACGGCGCAATCAGGAGGTTCGTCACCAATGCGGGCAAATATTTTAATGTGTTCAAAATAAATGCCCAGAAGGTCGGGCTCGCATTCGGCCGCGCGTTCTCGGCAGTCGGGAAAGCCCTTTCCAAAATCAACGGAGACTTTGGGTCGCTGAAAAATGTTAAAAGTTTTGCTGATGTATGCCATGTAGTCTCTGATGCGCTTGTCGCCCTTGCCGGGTTCATCGAACAGCACGCTGACACGATTGCGAAGATTATCAGCATTCTGCCGAAGGTAGTCGCTGGATTCATTGCGTTCAAAGCGGTCAGCTTTGTGGCGGGCATCATTACAACGATCGGCGGCGCGATCGGCGGGAACGGCGTCCAGCACATCAACAGGACCGATGCTCGCGGCGGCGAAATCGTTCATGATGGTCGGAGCCGGTGTCGCGCTCATCGCCCTTGGCTTTGGCATTCTTGCCCAGTCAGCTATCGCCCTTGCTTCGGCGGGCACACCGGCTATTGCAGTTATGGCCGGTCTCGTCATCGGTGTGGCGGCCTTGTCTCTTGGGATGATGGCTTTAGTTACCCATGCGGCTGCAACAGCGGCTCAGATGTCTGCAGCAGGCACAGCCTTCCTCATGATCGGCGCGGCGGTCCTGCTCGTGGCGGTCGGATTCGGAATCATGGCAGCTTCTGCAATCGCCCTTACAAATGCAGGCACGCCAGCAATAGCCATGTTCTTTGGAATGGTAGCAATCATGGCTTTGCTCGCGGTAGGTGCGGCGGCGTTAGCACCTGCGCTTACGGCAGGTTCGGTCGGTCTGATTGCTTTTGGAGCAGCTGTTCTCATGGTCGGTGCTGGTCTGCTTCTTGCGGGCGCTGGTATTGCCCTTGTGTCGGGAACTCTTCCAACCCTTGTAGCGTATGGAACAGAAGCGGCAACGGCATTCCTTGCGGTTGGAACAGCGCTCATATTCTTCGGAGCAGGTGCATTCGTCGGCGGGGCTGGCGCTCTTGTCCTTGCGGCAGGACTGATCGCGGCAGGAGCAGGTGCAATCGTTGCGGCTGCAGGTATGGTGGCAGTAGCAGTCGGGGTTGCGGCGTTGGGTGTGGCTGCACTTATTGCTGCAGCGGGTACACTTGCGCTTGGTATGGCGCTCACTTTAGTAGGATCTAACGCCGTCATGGTAACAGCAGGGTGTACGGCGCTGTCCGCAGGTACATTAATGCTTTCGGCGAGTGTTCTGACACTTACAGCAGCATTTGTAGCTTTTACGGCTGCGATTCTTGCAGTATCGGCGGCCAATATAGCTGGAGTCGCGTCCTTTGCAGGACTTGCAGCGGCTGTCACAGCATCAGCCGCAGGCATGGCACTTCTTGCAACGGCAACAGCAGCGGTCGCGGTATCGGTCAGCTCCATCAACAGCGACGCTTCATCGGCGGCATCTGCCCTAAGCGGGATGGAGAAGTCCGTCAGTGTGGTGAGTTCGGGCGTGACTGCGCTCGGGAATACAGTCAGCAGCGTCATGTCGTCGGTCGAGAGATCGGTAAAAGGCGGATCGACCAATGCCGCCCAGGCCATCTCGAACGGCGGACAAAAGGCGACACAGGCGGTCACGCAGTCCTGTCAGTCCATCGTTCGGACGATGCAGTCAGCGGCTACACAGGCAGGGGCAGCCGGGACGCAGATGGGCCAGCGGTTCACGAACGGAATTCGGAGCGGCGGCGCGGCAGCGGTCAGCGCGGCACAGAACATATCAAACAATGCGGCAAATGCAATGCGGTCAGGCTACGGCACGGCTTACGCGGCCGGCTCATACATTGGGCAGGGCCTTGCACAGGGGCTTGCATCGCAGGCAGGTGCTGTAGCCTCTCAGGCAGCGGCTCTTGCCAACGCTGCAAATGCCGCAATTGCAGCGAAGGCAAAGATTGGATCACCGTCCAAGGTCACGGATCAGTACGGACAGTGGTATGGGCAGGGCTGGATCAACGGTATCGCGAAAAAGGTGAAAGAAGCAGCGCGGAAGGTCAGGGAGCTTGTGGCAGTTCCGTCGGATCTTCATGACATTCACGCCGGAGATTTTGTCGGAAGGACAGAACTTGACGAGGAATACAGCTACAGCCGGGAGCAGGTCATCATCACAAAGACATATCTTGACGGCAGGGAGATCGCACGGAGCGAGGCTCCGTATCGCAGATCTCTTGACGCGAGAGAAGCACGGAAGACCGGAAGGACGGTCATGCGTCGCGCCGCTTTTGCATAAACAGGGTAAAGGATAATTAGTATGGCTCTTTACAGATTCACTGATACGATCGAACGGGCGCTTCGGGGGAATTACCCTTCTGAGGCGCTCAATTTTAACGGGGTATACCTTGAGGATGAAATCAGGGGATACAGGACGCTGAATGTTACCGGACGCGAAGCGTTGGACAGCGAGATAGATGTCATCGAGACGAAGGCGCGGAACGGTGCAAGGTTCCGCAGCAGGCGGCATTTGCCGCGCGTCATTACCGTGAGATATCAGATCGAGGCGAAGACATCGCAGGAGCTGATGGAGAAATATAACCGGCTGAATCATTTGCTTGACGCAGAAGAGGCGACGCTGATCTTCCACGATGAGCCGGACAAGTTCTTTAAAGGAACGAAGAAAAAGATGTCTCCGCCGAAAGAAGGAAGCCTCTGCACGAAAGGTGAGTTCGAGCTCTACTGCGCGGATCCGTTCAAATACTCGGTGGAGAAGCACGAAGTTAGGGCCGAAGGCGGTGCGATCACGACGCATTACCGCGGAACGGTCCCGAACCCGCCGGTCTTCCGGATCCGGGCGAAGGCGGACACGGGGCGCGTGGAGGTCCTGAAGGACTCGGCGCTGGTCGGGATTGGAGGCAGTTACGATATTACGAAAATATCATCAGGTCTGGCCAAAACAATATTTACCTTTGACGAGATGAGCGCAGGATATGCAGTCACAGGGCGTCTCGCACCATGTATCCAGGAGAAAGTAGCGATTTTCTATCAGACGGGGTATGACCAATTTTCCCCTCCGGTTCCCGAATGGATTGAACCGGGAACGCAGCATGTAGAACGGCAGACTGAAACAATAGACGGGGCCGAATGGACGGTGCCTCTGAGACATCCATACAATGAGGCAGTAATCATTTATCCAGATGGGGTGAGTAATGAAATGCTCCTGTTTTGGATGGATCCGAGTGCCGAAATTGCGCTCATTCCCGAAGCTGAACAATTTCCGACAGATCTGTCGGCTCTGGATAACGCGGAATACTTTTCCAGCAAGTACCAAATCAGAGGGACCGGACTTGGCTATTCGCTGCAAGATAAGATTGAGCATCGTAATTTTACATTAAGTTTTGAGTCAAGGATTTATTCAGACAATCCGGCTGGACGCGGCGCCCAGTCGTTTGCAGTATATGCGGAAGGGACAAGGACGGTCGTTAATGACAATGATGAGTCGTCAGAAGTAACTTATCACTACCCGGTTTTTGGGATAGGAATTAGTAAAAAGACCATAGGAACGAACCGGCTTGAGATAGATGTATATGTGGACGGGAATCCTGTGGATACAATCATCATGTCATCCCTTGAATCGAACGAAGTGTTCGGTAAGAAGAGCCTGCCCTGTTCTCTGAGCAGATATGGGAAGACTTGCACACTGCGTTTAGGAAACGAGACGTATACATATAATTCCTCAGAAGCGGCTATGCCTTCCTATGCGGGCATATATGCATGCGACTACGTAGGGGCACGGATGATGACATGCAATGCCGTCCGATATGTGCGATATGAGGAACAGACTGCAAAAACGGCGAACGGGATAATGAATATCATCCGGGCAGGAGATGAAATAGTCATTGACTGCGCCTCGGCAGACATCCGGGTCAACGGCATATCGGAGCCGGGGCTGGGAGACATCGCTAACCAGTGGGACGCGATGGACCTTGAGCCTGGCGACAACAATATCGCCGTCATTTCGGTAGCAGATGAGCCCCCTCAGGTTGTCATGGAATATCGGGAGGCTTACATATGATCATCTACTTCGCGGATAAATACATGACCATCCTGGGGGCTGCCGGTGACCGGCTGAAGGAGGGGCTGCTGATTACGGACGACCTGAAGACGTCGGAGCTCAAATACGGGTCGGACATCTTCGAGGTGTCCGTCCGGTACAGCGACGGAGAATTTCAGGCAGTGGACAAGCTCAGCGAGGCAGGCGGGTACATCCTGCGGGCGGCGGACGGGAAGTATGAGTGCTATACAATCCTGGAGTCAGAGAACGAAACTGAGGAATGCAAATGCTACCTCACCGCCGAAAGTGCTGGTCTCGACAATATCAACGAAATCGTTGAGGCGTATGAAGCTCCTTATGCGATGTCGCTGAGGCAATACATAGAACAGATCTCTGTAAGCGTCAACAGCGGTTTTGTGATGGGCATAGACGAGTCGGAAGGGAAAAAGAAGCTTGTATTCGACTCGGCCCAGCCGGCGGCGGAACGCTACCTTGCCATAGCGGACGCGTTCGGCATGGAGCTTTCCTACAGCTTCGACATCGAAGGGTTCCGGGTTGTTGGCATGTTATTCAACTTCCATAAGAAGCGCGGCCGGGTTCTAGAAAGGCCGCTCCGGGTCGGGCATGAGATCAAACCGCTTAAGATAAAGAAGTCCATGTTGGAATTTGCCTCGGCCCTTTATCCGCAGGGCGGTGTCCCGTCATCATCAGAAGGCTTTCAGACACCGTCAGGTAAGTATACATGGGTCAAATGGTCGAACAATGCGAATGGCGACGAGATGGCCAATACGCCATCCTCACGGGCTTATATCGGCATAGCCTACTACAAGAAGAGTAAGGAGAAGTCATCGGATCCGACGGATTACATATGGACGCAAATCAAGTTGGGTGGAAGCTACAGCGGTGCGGGAGTGCTGAGGTCATCTGGCAATTATACATGGATACGGTACTCGATGTACGCGGACGGATCATCGATGTCGGCAAATCCGATCGGCAAGCGCTATATCGGCATCGCCCTCGGGAAGAATACGTCAACGTGCTCATCCAAAGCATCGGATTACCTCTGGTACCCGGTGACGGAGGACAGCGCGGACGCGATTACCCTGGAAGGGCTTAAATACGATGATGGAGATATGTACGTCACCGGCAAGCGGCTTGTCAGCCGGTCCGCCCGGAAGGTCTGGAACAGATACCTTGCCATGGACTCAACGAGCGAGGGAAACGTTACAGTGGACTTTTCCAGCGACACGAAGGACCAGAACGAGCTCCTGCAGCAGTCCATCCGGGAGCTGAAGTTCCGGGGAAAGATGAAACGGGAGTACAGCACGGAGCTGCTCAAGGACATAAAGCTCCGCGTCGGCGATACGGTTCCGCTTGTGGACGAGAAGAGGGGAATTTACCTGACGGCAAGGGTCGTCAAGCTGGCCGAGTCGCAGTGCAACGGGACGGTTGACGCGACCTTTGAGGTGTATGAAGAGGAGACGGACACAGAATGAGTATATTACATACAATTAACACCGCGTCGGGCGCGACGCCTCCCGCGGTATTTGTGAAGCAGTATGACAAGGGCTATGCGATTGATTTTAAAATCTATAACGGTCCGGAGATCTACGACCTGACCGGCCACACGGTCCTCGTGAACCTGCATAAGCCGGACAACAATGTATATATAGGGATTGGGGAGATAACGGATGCGGGCGACGGTGCTGTTTCTGTCCGACTGGACTCTGAAAGGCAGATGACGGCAGCGGAAGGAGAAGGCTTGCTTGAGCTGGTCATGGTCAGGAGCGGGAAAGCGCAGGCAACGGCCAACGCCCGCTGGATCGTACAGGAGTCGCCCGGGGCGGACGTGGTCATATCTGCGTCGGTCGTTAACGGCCTTATAGCACTTGCCGCGAACATTGCCGGGGATGTTTCCGATGCTGAGACGGCGGCATCAGCCGCAGCCGGAGCTCTGGCTGAAGCTCTTTTAGCACAGGCTGCCGCCGAAAGCGCAAGAGACGAAGCAGCGTCGATCGCCATGGGAAACCTTCGAGATGTGCTCTTTCCGGTAGGGTCCGTTGTGCAGTACACAGACGCGACAATTGATCCGAACACGCTGGTCGGCGGGACATGGACACGGATCGAAGGGCGGTTTCTTTTTGCGGCAGATGAAACCCACGCGATCGGCTCGACAGGCGGCAGCGAGACGGTGAGGCTTACAAACAGTCAGATGCCGTCGCATCGTCATTTCGTCATCACTATGAGCAAAGGCACGGACTCGCCGGATTACCTGCACACGCTCGCAAGAAGCAATATAGACGACTCAATCGACGAAGAGTACCATTACCGGCTGTACGGCAACAGCAACGAAGCAGGCCATGGCAGGTCGTCCGCGACAGGCGGCGGTCAAGCGCACAACAATATGCCTCCGTACCTTACGGTATATATGTGGGAGAGGACAGCATAAAGGAGAAGCATTATGAATGTATTTGTTATGGAACGGTCGATTGTCCGCCCCCTCGGGCGTGATGCACAGAACCGGCTCATAGGGTATGTCGGAGAGAATAACTCCCGCTCTTTCTACATCCGGACACAGGATGATATATCTGCATATTCTACGGTAAGCTTGCTGATCGACAAAATGGACTGCGGCGTAATGACGGTTACGACAATGCCGGACAACTCCAAGATGCTGTCCCTGACCCTTAGTTCCGCGATGATTGGAAAGGCGGGTGTCAAGACCTGCCAGATCGTGATGGCAGGGAGTAACGGGCTTGTCCAGAAATCCGCACAGTTCGAGGCGTATGTCGGTGCGGCAAATGACGTCGATCAGGCAGCTGAGGACGGCGCGACACTGATCATAATTAACCAGGCTATCACAGAGATGGTGAATTCCGCGGTATCGGCCGCAATAGGAAACGTAGCCGATTCTATACCATCGGATTACACAAAACTTTCAGGCCAGGTAAGCCGGAACACGGAGGATATCGGAGATCTCGACGATCTGGAAACTACGAGCAAGACAGATCTTGTCAGTGCGATCAACGAAGCAAATGCAAGGGTGTCGTACGAGCCGTATGTGTGTTTGATCACCGGATCCGCGGGAAACGGATACGCTTACAGCGGGACGAGCTCGTACGCAGGGCTTTCCGGCGCTGTATCCAGTGGCGGACCCGCATATATCAGGTATGATGATAAATTTTATCATCTGCTCTATTCGGCACTCGGGGCAATGACATTTGGACGCGCCGCAGGGGACGTGATCGAACTTATCACTGTGGATGTGAACGGAATCGCATATAACGAAGTACAGTTGTCAACAACTGCCGCAATGACGGAAGCAATCAACAGACTGATCGAAACTTATGACCCTCGGGGGCTGAGGCAGGACGTATATCAGTACGCTAAAGGCAGGGCGGATAATGTTAAGGATGCGTTTGTCACCCCTATACGTGAGGAGATCAATAGCGCTTATACAATCGTGGACGACGACGACGAAGTCACATACACATCGCTTCGCCAGACCCTGAACGGCATTCTTGCGATCGCGAAGGCGTATACAAGGGCCAGACTGGTGGAGTACAGGGCGTTCACGATCACCATTGTCGACGATCTGCCGGTAGCCGGCGAGCCCATGACATTCTACCTTGTTCCAAAGGAAAACGGCGGATATGACAAGTGGTGGTGGATCAGAGATGAAAACGGAAATGGCGTGTGGGATGTCTTCGGATCTGCAACAACGCTTGTGGTCAATGCGCTACCGCAGGTTGGTGACGAGGATGTAGATTACATCCTCAAGACATCCGCAGGCTGCCTTTACTACAAATATTTTGAGAATGCATGGCACATGGTCGCCGGGTCGCTGGCAGAGGTCGTGGCGGAGCTCCCGCAGGCCGGGAACGTCTATACAGACTACTACTGCAGGAATGCGGCAGGCACATATGTACATTACCGGTGGATCTCTGGAGCATGGGAAGTTATAGGATCCGACAGCTATACCAAGAGCGAGGTCGATGCGCTGATAAGCGGCGTGACAGCATCCGTTTCGGCCTTGTCAAGCAGACTCGACACGACTAACAGCAATGTGACATCCCTGTCCAGGACAGTGGAGAGGGTCGCCCAGGACCTTGCCAACCTCGACACGGAAGGCCTGTCATATTATGCAGCCTTGACCAATGAAGGGGACGCCTATGTGTTTACGCTGTACGAGGTCGATGGAGAGGAAGAGACCGTAAAGAGCCAGTTCACGCTCCCTTCCGGAGGGGGCGGCGGATCATCCTCCACGACACAGCTTGAGGTAGAGAAGGTCACGGCATCTCCCCTTGTGCGTACACCTACTGACAGGGTCCAGATCCAGATCACTTACTCATCCACGGACACGGACGGAGAGCAGGTGGACGGCACATACGCATGGAAGATCGGCACTACTACGATCATGTCCGGAGCCCTTGTACAGGGTCTCAACACCTTCGACCTGACAGACTACTGCAGCGTCGGAACACAGAAACTGATCCTGACGGTGACAGATGAGGGCGGCTCTGTGGCAGTCAAGTCCTGGACCGTGCAGATCGTTGACGTACGGATCGAGTCGGCATTTTCAGACAGATATACTAATGCACTTGGCAGATCTGTCAACTTCACATACACGCCTTATGGCGCAGTCCCAAAGACTGTCCACTTCAAGCTGGATGGAGTGGAGCTGGAGAGCGTAACCACATCAGCCTCTGGAACCCTTCAGTCATACACATTGAGCCCTCAGACACACGGGGCGCATCTACTCGAGTGCTGGATCACAGCGACGGTCAACTCGACGGCTATCGAGACGGAACACATCTTCCGGGATATCATCTGGTACGACGAGACATCGTCTGTTCCGGTGATCGGGTGCATTTACAGGTATGATCATTATGGACAGGTGGCTGCAAGGCAGTTTGACACCACCAGGATCCCTTATGTGGTATATGACCCCAACACGGCCACGCCGGCCGTGACACTGGCGGTAGATGGCCAGACGGTAAGCTCGCTGAGACTGACAGAGGCCATCAATACATGGGCATTCAAGGCGGATGATGTCGCCGTCCATGTGCTGACCATCACTTGTGGAGCGACGACCGTGGAGATCCGTGTAAATGTCGGAGAGCTGGGGTATGACGTGAGCCCTGTCACTGCCAACCTGAAATTTGATTTTGACCCCATTGGCAGGTCGAACAGCTCGGAAAACAGGCTCTGGCATGATGAGGACCATCCTTCTGTAACCCTGACAGTATCGAACAACTTTGATTGGCAGAACGGCGGCTATAAGCTGGATGCAGACGGAAACCAGTATTTCTGCGTCAAGGCAGGGTCGCGGGCGTATATCTCCTATGACCTTTTTGGGACGGATCCCGTACAGACCGGCGCAGAGTTCAAGGTCATTTTCAAGACAGCAAATGTCAGGAACAACACAACATCATTCCTGAAGTGCATACCTGATGCGGATAATGTCAAGGTGGGACTGGATATGAAGGCGCACGCGGCCTATATCAAGACCTCGACGTCAGAATTGTATACGCCATACAGCGAAGAGGATGTGATAGAGTTTGAGTACAACATCAACACGCTCGATACAGAAGCGGCTGATGCCACGAGCTACATCATGTCTTACGAGGACGGCGTAGGATCCAGACCTCTCCTCTATGACGCATCGCACCGCATCTACCAGTACACGCCTGTCCCGATCACAATAGGATCGGACGACTGCGACGTGTGGATCTACCGGATGAAGGCGTATTCGAGCGCCCTGTCAGATACCGACATCCTCCGCAACTTCATCGCGGATTCATGCGACTCTACGACCATGATCGACAGGTACGAGCGTAACCAGATCTACAACGAGAACAACGCCCTGACGCCTGAGAGCGTGGCCAATGCATGCCCTGACCTGAGGGTCATCATGATCGACTGCCCGCACTTTACCAATGACAAAAAGGACTATGTGCGGAACACCAATGTACGATGCATCTACCGGAACGGCGATTCAAAATATGACAACTGGCAGTGGACGAACGGCTATCATGCCGGGCAGGGAACCACATCCAATGAATACGGCTTCGCAGGAAGGAACATCGATATCATCTTCGGCTTCGACGGCATCCATCAGAGGGTGTCAAAGATCCCGCTGGACAGCACCTATATATCCGAGCTGGTCCTTGGCGACGGTACACGGTATACGGACGGCAGCGGCAAGGTGAGCCTGACGAGGGATTCAGTCCCGAACGACTGGTTCAACTTAAAGGTCAATATCGCGTCCTCTGAGAACGCCAACAATGCGCTCCTCCAGAAGCGTTACAACGATTTCATCCCTTACAAGACGCCTGGACAGAAGAGGAATCCAAAGTGCAAGAACTCCATGGAGTTCCAGAACTGCGTGATCTTCGTGAGGGAGAATGACCCGGATATCACAACCCATAGGGAGTTCCAGGATACAGGATGGCATTTCTACGCCATCGGTAATATTGGCGATTCAAAGAAGACTGACAACACGAGGGTAACGGATCCTACGGATCTTGCAGAATTTGTCATCGAAGTCTCCGACAACACGTTGCCGAACAGCTGGTTCCAGACCGGCGTCTACCTGGACGCGAATGGCCAGATCACATATGACCCTGATGCAGGCGTGTCAATGGTCTATCCGATCACCCGGGCGCAGTGGCTGAACGAGAACAACCTGAAGCGCATTTCCCTGTATGAAGACTGGGATGATTCATTCGAGTTCCGCTACGATATGGGCACCAAGGACGGTGAGACGATCACAAGCGCCGAAATTGAGGCCCAGCAGGAGCTTTCGAAGCAGGTGTGGCGTGACATGTACGAATGGGTGATCACGTCATCAAACACTGATTTCGTGGCCCATATGGGCGACTGGTTCATCGTGTCTTCGCCCCTGTACTGGTATCTCTTTACAGAACGCTACACGATGATCGATAACCGGTCAAAGAACACTTTCTGGCACTGGGGAAAAACGTATATCACAGCGGCAGAGGCCCAGGAGATGGGGAGCGATGCACAGAACTACACTGTCGATGACGCGGCAGCGGCCATCAATAACGGATACCGGTTCGACCTGTGGGACTACGACAACGACACGGCGCTTGGAATCAACAACAGCGGCGAGCTGACGATGACCTACGGCAAGGAAGACATCGACTATAAGACAGACGGGGATCCCTCCAGCGGTTTTATTTTCAACGCCGCACAGTCGGTGTTCTGGCGCAGGATCAGGGAGCTCATGTTCCCGCAGCTGCAGGCCTTATACCTCGACCGTGAGTCTGCAGGATGCTGGTCTGCAGAATCGCTGATCAATGAGTTCGACGCATGGCAGAACGGCTTCCCGGAAGAGTTGTGGAGGCTCGACATCGAGAGAAAGTACCTGAGGACATACCAGGCCGGCACCGTCCGCTTCCTCAACGAAATGATGAACGGGCGCAAGCGCTACCAGAGAAGGCAGTTCGAGAGGGACCAGGAAGCCTATATCGGTACGAAATACGTCGGCACGACGGTCAGGGCGGACCAGATCATGTTCCGCTGCAATACGCCGTCCTCGGCGGTCGTAGCGCCTGATTACACGCTTCGCCTCGTCCCGTACTCTGACATGTACCTTACTGTCCTCTACGGCAACTCACCGGTGCCGCAGCAGATCAGGGCGAAAGCCGGGCAGGAGTACGAGATCACGACATCGCTCACCGAGATGGACGACACGGCGATCCTTATCTACTGCGCGAGCAGGATACAGGCGATCAACGACCTCAGTGCGTGCTACATTCATGACAATGACTTTTCAAAAGCATCAAAACTCAGGACGCTGGTCATTGGGAACACGACCGAAGGCTACCAGAACAGCTTCCTGACTACACTCAACATGGGCAACAACACATTGCTCGAGACGTTGGACATTCGGAACTGCCCGAACCTTACGGGATCAGTCAACCTGTCGGCTTGCGAGAACCTTGTCAATCTGTATGCGGAAGGGACTGCCATCACGTCGGTGCTCTTTGCGGCCAATGGCAAGATAGCGCACGCCCATCTCCCTGGGACCATCAACAGCCTGACGTTCAGGAGCCTTCAGTACCTCGCAGACCTGGTCGTTGCATCCTACGCCAATCTGGAATCACTCGTATGCGAATACTCGAACATCGATGCGCTGTCGATAATCCGGGAGGCCATCACAACACTGCAGATCTGCAGGGTCCTTGGGATAGACTGGGAACTTGCAACGACGGACACCCTCAATGCCATCATTGCCATGAGCCAGTCGCTCCTGTCAGGCGAGGTGTATGTCTCGGGACCGATCAGGAACCAGGAGCTCATCTCATATGATGCGGCATGGCCGGACCTTGATGTCACATACGAGAACGCGAACCTTGTGACGCAGTACCCTGTGACATTCGTTAATGCTGATGGGACGACACTTTATTCGGTCTATGTCGACCGTGGTTCCGTTCCGGTAGACCCTGTTACAGCAGGGCTGATCCAGACGCCGACAAAGGCTTCAGACGACCAGTACACGTACACTTATACTGGGTGGGACGATGTAGAGTCGCCTGTGCTCGCGGCGAGGACGATCACGGCACAGTACAGCGAGACAATACGATCCTACACGGTACAGTGGTTGTCGAGGACAGGGCTTGTGCTTGAGACGCAGACAGTGCAGTATGGAGAGGAGGCGGTCTACTCGGGGAGCATCCCGACCAACACAGAGGAAGAGTCGTCATACGTCTACAACCTGTTCGCCGGATGGGACAAGTCGACAGGCTGCATCACCGGCGACACCACGGTCTATGCTGTGTGGGAGAGAGCAGAACTTCCTGCGGCAGGCAAAGATTCGTCACAGATGACAAGGGCTGAGATCTATGCGGTGGCACAAGCCGGTCTGGCATCCTCCTATTTTGAGGATAAGGACTACTTCGACATGATGATGGGGTGGGACTTCACATTTGCAAATGTCGAGGCCCGCACGATCCTCGAGAACCGGTTCTTTGACGGCTCCACATATTACGACACAGGCATCAGGCTTTTTGACGCCTCTGCACCTGACTTCACCATGGCCATGGAGTTCGAATACCTTGATACAACAGAGAATTCCGGAACGCTGATATCCTGCTTCGAAGAGAGCGGGGCGGAGGGTTTCAGGATCAGGTATTCAACGAACCCCGTCCTGCAGTGGGGCGACAAGGAGTTCCGTGTCGGTACTAGTGACGGGCGGCATATCGTGGTCATAAGGCACAAGGCGGGGTCGAGCAAGCTCTTCATCTATGCATCGGATGTGACATCGGCCAACATTTACGACCTGAGCCTCGCGGCCGCGGAGCTGATCCGGACGCGGAACACGGTGTTCGACGGTGTCCTGTCCTTCGGGGCTGTTCGCTTCGCAGAAGACGGCGGCCACGATTACTATGGGAAAGGCTGGGTGCACTGGTGCAAGATCTGGTATGCCGACCTCGGCGCAGACGTGGCCAGGAAGCTTGCTTCATGGATCCATGAACCGGTCCGTATGGAATTCGCCGGGGCAGACAGGTACAGGCTCGCCGGCTCGACATCACTTAAGGCGAACTCGTCATGGATCGCAAACAACCTCCTCACTAGGCTGAGGAGGATGAACGCGGAAAGCACAAATGTTGGCGGATGGGACGCGTCAGAAATGAGGGGTTTCCTGAACGACCGAGTGCTCAAGGGCATGGACTACGGCTACCGGGCAATGCTCAAGCCTGTAAAGGTATTCGCGTCGACAGGGAACCAGTCGTCGGAGGTCATTGTTTCTAACGACACGATCTATCTGGCGGCCACAAGGGAAGTCGGCGGATATACCGGAGCGCCATACACGAACGAAGGCTCCGTGATAAGCTGGTTCACGTCCAATGCTGCAAGGTTTAAGTTCCCGGGATTCACCAGGAATGACGGCGCGCAGGTCGTCACTTCTGGAACCGACCCGACACAGCTGTCCGGTTACACAATAAGAGAAGGTGATATATGGATCAACAGCGATAACCAGTCAGTCGGATACATGTACATATCTGCAGCGACAAAGGTCAAGCATACAACTATCGGTTGCCATAAGGTAGCATCTAGTGATAATATTGTTGCCGGGGATGGAGGATTGTGGCTGAGGGCCCACTCCTGGTGGTTGCGGTCGCCGAATGCGGCGTCCGCGTCCGCGTTTTGCATTGTCACCATTCATGGTTACTACGGCAGCTACGGCGCTGGTAACTACTATGGGCTGGCGCTCGGCTTCTCAATCTGATTCCCCTTATAATGCGGGCCCACCGGCCCGCCCCCACGCAGGGTGAATCTATGAGTGTACTTAAGAACAAACGGAGAACTTCAAAAATTGAATACGAGAGGAATTTTCTCGGATTCTACGAGTACATGAACGGGAGGATCAACCACGTGCCCCGGCGGTGGATGAGGCCGCTGGGGCGCCCTATGAAGGATGCGCTGAACCAGATGTATGACGACGTGCTGATGGTGTCGGAAATGTATATCGACCAAGGAACGTCAAAGAAAAGGTACATGCAGTGCAAGAAGGTGGTCGAAGAATTGATGGGATTCCAGGAATGGATGTACCTGTACTGGATCCTGTCAGACGGACGGAACGGGATCAAGTGGGTCGACGCCGACGCGAGAAAGTATATGTCGGACTACCTGAACAGGGAGATCTATCTGCTGGGCGGCGTAATGCGCCGCCTGGACCCGACAATGAAGCTTGGACGCATGGAGGTCACGTACATGAAACCGTTCAATAAGAAGGACATAGAAGGCGTACTGTTCCTGGAGAAGCTCTACGAGCTCAATGAGCTGGTATACCCAAAGCACATCCGGATCCCGACAGCGGAGAGGGATGAGGAGGTCAGTCTGGCCTGCAGGTATATCCGGAACGCGTTTTTCTGCGCCTATGCCGCGAACTCATTCATACCATCGACAAATGGGGAATATCACAAAAGACGCCGGCTGTTTGGCGAGGCCATATCCGACCTCTACCGGCTCAACCGGCCAATGGTCAAAATGTTCATGGTACACCTTTTTTCGAACGAGGACATGGAGACCATCACCAAGCTGGTGAATGAATCTACAAGACTCCTGCAGGGCATACAGAAGGCCGATAAGGAACGTTACTCTGCCCTGTCTGGATAAGTTGCAGCTTACGTTTTATTACCGTTAGCGCGCGTTGCGGTCGCCGTATGCGGCGTCCGCGTCCGCGTTTTGCAATGTCAACAATAATGGTAACTACAACAACAACAACGCTGGAAACAACAATGGGCTGGCGCTCGGATTCAATGGATGAAAAAAGTAGCCTATTTAGTCGCAAGACCGGTGAAGATCGCAGATCCATCCGTTAGAAGGAAGCTGCAACTGTTCCCTGCAAAGGGACGAACAGACATGTGCCACGATAACGGCACATTGCCCGCAGCGGCAATCGTAAAGGCCAGGGATGGAGCAAAGAGGGATGTGCTGCATGCCGTACTTCCCTGTGCCTGGCCAAGAGCATCTATGGCATGCAAATCCAGATGCTACGATAGAGAGCTGTAAAACAATGGAACAGATCACTTTGGAAAATGTCATCACTGTGGCCAACTTTATCGAGGCCCTTAAATTGTGCAAGAAGGCTGTAGGCTATAAGTTCTCCGTACAGAACTATATGGCACACGGCCTGTTCTACATTGGGCAGACGGTAAGCATCATACGCGCAGGGAAGGTGCCGGCGGTCAAGAATACCGAACAGGTCATCATCTCGGAGCGCGGCCACAGGCGGGTGATCACTCCGATCAGGATAGAGGACAGGGTGACGCAGAGGGTGCTCTGCGATAAAGTCCTGATGCCACTGGCTGAGAGAAAGATGATCTACGACAACGGCGCATCCGTCAAAGGAAAGGGAACGGAGTTCTCAAGGAAGCGGATGAACCAGCACATCGAAGCGGCCAAAAGGAGATGGGGCGCTGACAACATCTACGCCCTAAAATTTGACTTCAAGTCCTTTTTCGCATCGATACCTCACGCACAGTGCTTCCGCGTGCTCGATGAACTGATAGAAGACAAACGCCTTCGCGACCTGATCATGGGGATCATCGAGTCCTATCAGCTGGAAGACATACGGCGCATCGAAGATCCGGTGATCAGGGAAAAAGAAATGAAAAGTCTTCTCGCACATGAAAAGGTAGGCATCTGCCTTGGGAGCCAGATTTCGCAGATCATGGCGCTCATGGTCCCGAACAGCTTCGACCATTTCATAAAGGATAAACTCGGGATCAAATTCTATGTCCGGCACATGGATGACGGGGTCATCCTGCTGAACGACAAGGACGAGCTGGTCCGTATCAGGGAGCTCCTGAAAGAAGAAGCTGCAAAGTGCGGGCTGACGCTGCATCCAAAGAAGACGCAGATTGTCAAGCTGACGAAGGGATTCACATTTTTAAAAATTAGGTACCGCATCTCGCACGGGAAGACCATCAAGACGCTGGACGGGAGCGGGATCGTCCGGATGCGGAGGAAGATGAAGAAGTTCACAAAAATGGTCGGGAAGACGAAGCTCACTGCGGATGATGTCTATGCATCCGTGCAATCATGGGTGGCCCATGCGAAGGTCGCAATGGCATACCATACAGTCAAAAACATGATGGAGCTTTACGACAGGCTTTACGGCGGATACAGGATGACGCGAACATATTGGAGGAAACACAGAGGCATAAAGCGCAAAAAGAGGGTGTTAAGAATATGAGCTTTTACAAGGTCATAAAAGACGGGATGATCGTGGGGGTATGTACGGATGATGATTTTCGCAGGTTCCAGGCTAAACATAGCATCATTGTTGTCTCCGGGCCTGACGGTGTGGAAGCCGTGGACTCAGGAGGCACGCTCTACCACGATACATGGATGGCAGAGCCGGGGTTCCCATGCGAACCGGCCGCCGTGACGGAGATCACGGTGGAAGAGTACGACGACTTCAAGGCGCAGCTGGAAGCCGGCGGCGTGCCGGACGACGGCAGCCTTGATGAAGAACAGCCCGCAGGGCAGGAACCCGCGGAGGCTGGCAGCGAGGAGGGCGGCGAGGAGGTCAAAAAGACCGCAGCGCAGATCCTCCGGGAGCAGATTGACAGTGTAGACAGCCAGGTCAAGCTGGCAGCGAGGTTTGCATCAGTATGAATATGAGAGATTTCATAGAACAGCTCATCGCAAAGGGCGACTACAAGCTCGATGAGCTTGAGACAAAAATCAAGAAACTGTATGTGCTCGGAGACCTGACAGAGACAGACATGGATGAGCTCCTGGCCTTGGCCGCCGACTCGGTGGACAACTCGGCACAGGTGGACATGTTCGCCATGATCGTGGATCTCCAGCACAGGGTAGAGCAGCTCGAGACAGCTGACTTTGCCACATGGAAGCCGGGGTATGTCACTAAGAAAAAGGAGATCGTCAAGGTCGACCTCGACGGCGACGGAACGCTCGACTATGCCATGTACGACGGCGGCCGGTCGGAGACTTCACTCTCTGTCGGAAAGATTGACGGATGGTACAAGGTCACATCGAACGGAGAAAAGACACACGAGATCACTCGGAAATCTGACGGTACGTATACGTTAACCGCCTTGACTGAATCAAATGGATAACGATGATTAACAGATGCACCTGGAAAGGTGTTTTTTTAATGCCTATTTTGCGAGGTGAATATGCCGCCATACTAAAAACGCCGCTCCGGATCCGTCCGAGGGCGGTATTTTATTGAAAAACTTTAGAAGAGAGGACAAGCCATTGACGTTATATGATTTTCTTACACAGTATCTGGCAATTACTCCGGGAACAGGCATCATGCTCGCCCTCCTTGGGATATTATCATTAATTCAGATAGCACCAATCAAGGTCAACCCATGGGACACTATCTTCGGATGGATCGGCGCGAAAATCAATGCGGGCGTCAAGGAAGACCTTGACGAGGTACGCAAACAGTCAGATAGTCAGCAATCAGAATTTCGTGAATTCTGGGTAGATTATCAGCGGGAAGCTATACTGAGATTTTCACGGGAGTGTTCTCAGGAGACCACACACAGCCGGGAAGAATGGAACCATATCCTGGACATCATCCGAAGGTATGAGAGCTTCTGCGCAAAACACGATATAGCAAACGGGGTAATAGAGGAAAATTCCGCTTACCTCAGGGATCTTCACAAACAGCTCCTGCAGGAGCACAAGATTTGATTTAGGAGGAAATACACATGAATAGCTTAATTTTCAATGTTTTATTGGCGCTTGTTGTGGCAGTGATCGGCGTGATCGCCAGGGAGCTTCTCCCTTACCTCAGGCAGAAGAGGGATGAGGTGGAGGCCCGCATCCGGAGGACGAAGTGGGCGTGGGCGGCCGACATCATTGACGCCGTTGTCCGCGCGGTCGAGCAGACCGTAGCCGAGGATGTCCACGGAAAGGCGAAGAAGCAGGAAGCTGTCCGCTACATTAAGTATTTATGCGGAAAGTGCGCGATAGAGTTGTCTGACGAGGAAATAGATACACTGATCGAGGCAGCGGTCCATGCCATGAATGAGAATTGTATCGAGGTGGGAGAACTGAGTATTCCTGAGGATATGCTGACTGAAAATGAATAATCAAGAAGACGGCGGCAGTCCTTTCGGGCTGCCGTTTTTGGTGACAATATGAAAACATATAACCTGAGCGAAGATAAGATCAGACAGATCGCAAGGCTCTGCGTGCAGGAGCAGGGCACAATTAAGGGCGTGCGCGCTGAGGCAAGCCTTATGGCCAACCTTCTGGAAACGAACAGCGGATATAAGAAAAAATACGGTGATGACATTTACTCTTTTGCCAGATACGGCAAATGGTTCTCAAAGGCCGCCCACTGGATGGACAACGGATCCGCCTCGGAGGCGGCGGTCGAAGCCGTGCGGGACGTGCTCGTGCGCGGGAATCGCTTCTTTCCGGGGAACTTCGTGGATGAGCATGACTGCTTTTCCGATATCGCCTGGGCAAGAACAGACGGGAAACTGATTGATAAGCGTGAACGGTCCGCCTATGTGCAGGACAAGACCGTCATTAAGAACACGTATGGATCTGTCTATACATTTTACGCCTTCCCGGATGGTCATACGGATCCGTTTGGCTATACGTCCAGCGCACGAAGGTGGGAGTTCGAAAAGACTCAGACCGTGGAAGAATCTGCAGATTATGTACTTGTGGAGGTGATGACATGAGTGTGCTTATAGGATCGGCGCGTATCGATGAGAATGGACACGCCACAGGCGGCTGCGCCGGCGATCAGACAGGCCGTGAGGTGGCGACACAGAAGTGGTACCTGCACAGTAAAGGATGGCGTGTATTCCGCCCGAAGCGCGACAAGGTCGCCGAGGCGGGCGCCTATGCGATGGAGAGAGCATGTGCAAACCCGAACATAGGATACGACCAGAACGAAAGGTTTACAGCCTATGACTGGTGCAAATGTGAGCATGGCGGCAATTATGATCCGGGAGCAATCACAGCTAAAGTGGAGACGGACTGCTCCGCGCTGGTAAGGCTTTGCCTTGCATACGCAGGAATCTTTGTCGGAGATTTCCACACGGGAAATGAGGCGGAAGTCCTTATGGCATCCGGAGAGTTCATCGAGGTGACAAGCACAGCCGGCAGGAATCCCGACTATCTTAAGCGGGGCGACATCCTTGTGACCAGGACCAAGGGCCATACGGTCATGGTCCTGAGTAATGGATCCAAAACAGCAGCAGTTAAAGTCGATAATGAGAGCGTAAAAGCGGAGGTAGGAATGAAGACGTATAAACTTGGCAGTATCACATTTGGAACGACCGGGCCGCACGTGCGGACGGTGCAGCTTATCCTGAAGGGCATGGGATATACAGGAGAGAACGGCAAGCCGCTCAAGATCGACGGCGAAGCCGGCAGTAATACGATGTACGCGATTGCATGTTACATCAGAGACCAGAAGGCAGCAGGCATCGATCTTGGAGATCCTTCCGGATGGGGACCGCTGTGCTGGGCTTCCCTTGGATGGGAAGTTGCCTGATGCAGTTGGACAAAAATGGTGGCAAGCACAATTTGCCACCATTTTGCCACCGGCGGGAGAGATGTTGAAATAAGAGTGAACAGCCTTGAAATGTTGAACAGCCTTGAAAAGGCTAATAAAATATGGAAAAATGGAGATGGAGAAAGCGCTATGAGGAGTCGCGTTTCAAGTGAGTGAATAAACGATGCACGTGGAGTGTGTGAGCCTGCTGAGCCGCATAAAATAAGGCTTTTTGGCGTTTTAAAATGCCGAAAAATGCCACCGTGCCACCATTTTGCCACCGTTCAACTCAAAAATACGGTAAAAAATAGAAAGCCCCGTTGAACATGTTCAAAGTGTTCAACGGGGGTTTTTATGTTTTCTGGTCTTATGCTTTCAAAGCGATGCTCTCAAAGATATCCACGGTCCTCGTCTGCATGGCATCGGTGTCATGCACGTAACGATTCATGGCAGTCTGGATCGTTGAATGTCCGAGTCGTTCCTGCACATCCTTCAGGTCAGCTCCTGCCTCGACGAGCATGGTGGCGTGCGTGTGGCGGAGCGAATGGTAGTTAAAAGCAAGCCCGAGATCGTGATGGACGACCCTGCACACGTATTTGAATGAGTCAGGGGAGAGCATGCTCCCGTTCTCACGGACGCATACGAGATCGGCAGCGGGCAGATCCGCAATGCCCTGAGGGATGGTGACGATATGAAGGATCTCACCGCCCTTCTCATCCTGCTCCGGCCGCAGGTATTGCCGCAGGCGTTTATGATTCATATACCGTTATGAACGGTGTAAAACGTGTAGCCTTCCATCCGCATATGCAGGAAAAACTTCGCACAAATTTGCTTAATGGCTGGAAAAAGGCAATTGAACAGACGGTCAATATGGCTTCCTGATGAACATAGAGCTGATTTTATTGGGACATATAAAGAAGGAAAAAGAACTGGAAAAATTAAAGAATAT